GTACTTCTACTCCATCTTGAAGAAGTATATTATAGGTATGCTCTGGGTCTGTCCGTAGAGCCAGCACGTACTCATCAAGGGACACACCGTTTGCGTCCGCCTCTAGTACAAGACGAGCTTTGTGGTTCCTACGGTAATCATAACGAATACCATTTGAGACAACAGACTTGTTCCAGCCCCCTGAGTAATACTTTAGACCCTCAATAGTGCTGCGCTTTTTCTTTGTTATTTTCTTTAAAGAGGAGCCTTTGGATACGCTGTTCATATCCCCTTTACAAAGAAGCCAATCACCAACAACAACTTCTCCGGCTTTCTTAAAGGTTCCATCATGAAGGAGGACACTGTCATCAAGAGTGATCTTTACGTCACCTTGTGTAAAAGTGGTGATTTTTACACTGTGTTTAAAACCTGTCTCCCAAGCTCCTTCTACCTTGTTATAAAACACACGGTTAGTTTCCTCGTTATAGGACTGCACGTAGGTGTCAATACTTCTATCCCACTTACGGCCAACGTGGTCTGTTCCTCCGTTGTACTTGGATACAAAGTCTTTGAGAGGCAAACTACGGGAGCTGTTACGTTTGCCTCTGCGGTAGTGAACGACTGTGTCTCCTGACTTACAGCCTGAAGGCCCGAAGACTACCACTTGATTAGAAGACGTAAGAGCTTTGATGTATTCTCCTTGGTTCTCTGTCTTAGGTGTGATCGAGATAGCTTTCTTTGCTACGTCATGCTTAGTGGTTACTCGGGTAAGCTTTGGCTTTGCTTTCTGCTGGGTCATTACTTCTCTAGTCCTTCCATACGGTGCTTCAAGTCTTCGTACTCCTGGAAGTACACTTCTGTGAAGGTGAAGTCCCCCATGTACACTTCTGCTTCTTTCTCTGAGAGGTGGAGACCCTCGAGTAAAAAGGTAGTGACAGCAGCTTTAGCCTTCTTCTCCGAGACGTAGACCCCGAAGGCTCTCCCCTTGAAAGTTGTCACTGCAACGACACTCACTTGTAAATCTCCTTTAGTGTTTCGTTGGCCCACTTAAGGTACTGTTCTGCCTTAGCCATGTCCTCCGCAGGGTTACCTTTATACATCGCTCGGTGGTTGTACTTCACAAGGTTTCCACGACAGTACGCTACGAAACCTTCTTCACCTAGCACCTGTTTGATGTAGTCGATACACTCTACACCCCCATCTGCGTTATAGTGGAAGGGTTTATCCACTGGGTTGAACTCACTCATACTTTTTACTCCTTTGAAGTTTGAAACCAATAGGTTCTTTGCGTACAGTGACCGAGAAAAACTCCTCAGTATTCTTTAGCACAGAGGTAACTCTCTCCGACGTGGTTTCGTAGACAGTCAGAGAGCCGACGTCATAATAAGAGTCCTCATCTAAAATATTCATAGGGAGTCTTCTCCGATGGTTGAAAGGTTTACAGGGAGGGGTCTGAGAGACTCATAGAGAGTCGCTGAGAGTCTTAGTCCCCAAGCCAGGTACGTTGGGTTACCAAGGCTAAAGTCCCCAGGTTTTGGAGGATGTACGAGGACTCGAACCCCGATCTCAAGAGTAGAAATCTCACGTTATATCCAGTTTCACTATACATCCAGATGAGCAGTTTACCCACATACTCAGGTGCTGGTACAGGTTGCACAGACGTGCATGTTGTCAATCAGTCTGGAATTTAATCCTATCCGATTCCTGTCCTTTCAATAGTAAGAGAGTTAGAGGGTTATGTCAAGTCATTCGCAACTACGAATAAGCTGTCCTGTATCCTCATCGTACTTTATCTCACAAGCACCTCCCTCCTCCACTTGACCTTCTTCTGTAGCAGTAAGCACAGAGCCAGTCACATCGTTAGGGCGGTAGGTGGTGCAACCCTTACACCCTGAGTCGTAGGCGTCCATATAGACTTGCTTAAAGGAATCAAAGTCGATGTCCTCTGGGCAGTTGATAGTCTTAGAGATACTACTGTCTACCCAACGCTGGGCAGCTGCCTGCATACGTACGTGAGCGCTAGGTGCCAGAGTCTGTGCTGTAACAAAGCTTGATGGAAGGCTCACTCCTACATTATCCCGCTTGAACTTAGTTACACCGTAGTCTTCCACTACCTCTGTGATCTTAGAACCATCCTTCTGCATAACCTTACGTTCGTAGCTGAGTGCAAAGATAGGCTCGATACCTGAGCTGACATTCCCAGCGTATAGAGAGATAGTCCCTGTTGGAGCAATAGACGTTAGTAGTGCGTTACGGATACCGTGCTCCTTGATCTGAGCGCGGATGTGGCGAGGCATACCCTTCATGTTAGCGGTAGCCAAGTATTTATTAGAATCAAAGAGTGGAAATGGACCTTTCTCCTTTGCCAACTCAATGGAAGCTTGGTAGGCTGCAACAGCAATCATCTTCATGATCTTGTCCGTCCACACAACAGCCTCATCAGAACCATAGACGATACCCGCTAGGGCAAGGGCATCAGCTAAGCCAGTAACCCCAAGACCAATACGGCGTTTGTTCTTAGCTTCTTCTTCTTGCTCAGGGAGAGGGAACTTGGAGACATCAATCACGTTGTCCATCATACGGACAGCGACAGATACTGTGGACTGCAAACTACGTTCATTGACAGAGTAGTCAAAGTCATCGAGAAGAGCAACTAGATTGATAGAGCCTAGGAGGCAAGCACCATAAGGAGGAAGAGGTTGTTCCCCACATGGGTTCGTCGCAGCGATAGTCTCACAGTAGTTCAAGTTATTCATCCCATTGATACGGTCAATGAAGATAACCCCAGGCTCAGCGTAGTTATATGTAGCCGACATGATCCGATCCCAGAGGGACTTGGCGTTAACGGTCTTATAAACCTTACCATCAAAGACTAGCTCAAACTTCTCGTTAGCTTTAACAGCTGCCATGAATTTATCAGTAATGAGAACAGACATGTTGAACATACGGAGACGTAGAGGATCACGCTTGGCGTTAATGAAGTCTTCCACGTCAGGATGATCGACACGCATGGTAGCCATCATAGCTCCACGACGCACCCCTGCACTCATGATAGTTCGACATGAAGAGTCCCAGACATCCATAAAGGTAAGAGGACCAGAGCTATCAGAAGCCACTCCTTTAACCTCTGCACCCTTAGGGCGTAGGGTGGAGAAGTCGTAACCGATACCGCCCCCTTGCTGCATGGTGAGGACGGCCTCCTTTAGACCGTCGTAGATACCAGAAAGACTATCAGGGATAGTACCCATCACGAAACAGTTGAAGAGAGTAACCTTGCGGTCTCCTGTGCCTGCCCCAGCGTTGATACGCCCAGCAGGGATGAACTTAAAGGATTCAAGAGCCTCATAGAAGTGTTCAGCCCACCCTTCAGAGTCAACCTCTGGTGCTGCTAGGTGCTCGGCAATGCGTGTCCACGTGTCTTGCACCGTAAGGTCGATAGGAGTCCCATCGTACTCCTTGAAGCGGTACTTCATGTCCCACATTTGCTCTGCGATTGGTGATCGAAACACGTTGCTCATTTACTTCCTCGCTGTTTGTAATCTTCAGGCATCCACACAAGGTTATCAATGTCACCTCGGGTAATCCCAATGTCTTTTAGTTGTTGGTTAGTGAGTTGGTTGAGGTCCTTGATGACAGCACGGTGTTTACGCCATGTCTTAAGGTAGTTGTAGTAGCGGTTAATCCAGTTCATTCAAGAACTCCTCATAGTCTGTTACGGTTGACATGTACTCAATAAGCACTAAGGCTGCTAGAGCCTCTGTGGTACCATCATTCTCAGTTGCCAAAGAGTAAAGGTCCTTAAGACCTGCCAGTGTGATAGCGTCTAGTGTCTCAATTGGTAACTCAATCTGTACTGTGCCTGTCATACGAGGTCCTCTAGGTTAACTTTAGGGTAGTTTATATTTTTCATAATCTTTCCGTCCTCTCGTCGCTTGATAGAGCCATCAGGTTGGAACATACGCCCCATGTTGTTCTCATGGACTCGACGAATAGCTTCCTCGAGGTCCCAACCCATCGTGTCAGCGTAACCGTAGACAACGTATACTAGATCAGCTAACTCTTTGAGTTCATCTTTGTGGTTAGGAGGGGTGTTAAAGACTTCTTCTCGCCACTCAAAGTACTCCTCCTTGATAAGCTTAATACCCATCTCCTCAGTGGCTACTTGACCAGAGGTACGTTTGAATCCACGGACTAGGTCCATAGTAGTAGGGGGAAGGAAGGTCATCTGGGTCATGCTATTCTCCTGTTATCTTATGTACGAGTGACCAGACAGAGGACAACCTGTTGTGCCCATTGACTGTACCTTTAGCCTCTGAAGGTGGGATACCTAGGTGCGCTGCTCCAAACTCTGTGTTCGTAAAGGTGTAGTCAGATGTATCCGCTAGGTTAGATACGTTGTGTGCAACAGAGGAAGCTACAAGTTTCCTGTTGTGCTTAGACCCAACGTATACTTCAATCCATAAGCTCATGTAGTCTCCAGTTCAATGTAGGTTAGTTCAATGTCGTCAATCTCGTAGAGAGCTGTCTTCATCAAAGCCATTAACACCTCAAGTGTGGACTGTTCGTCACACTCAAGGAAGTTAGCGTCAGGGTCAACAGTCAACGTTAGGTTTACTTCAATATCCATTAAGTTCTCCAAGTAAAAGATGTGTAGTTATACTCATTTACTTTCCTTTGTAAACAGGAAAGCATCCTTTGCCTTCACAAGTTCGTCGAGGTGCACAGGTGTATAGTCTGTCTGCTCAACACAAACACAGTGATAAGGTCCCTCTGGCGAAGGGTTTTTGTGGATATGCCCATGTACATTAAAGAGACCGTTACGCAGTCCTGTTAAAGCAGACTGATGCTGTGGTGTATGTGTGAGAAGGAGACCAAGCTCTGAGAATACTCTCCACATGACAACCTTCTGAAAGAAACCCCCTGACGACAAGTACTTAATGTCGTCGTGGTTACCGACCACGAGTCTCTTTGAACCTTTCAATCTAGGCCAAAGCTTGGAGAAGTCATCCTTAGGACCAAACATAACGTCCCCTAAATGATAAACCTTATCACCTTGCTTTACGACAGAGTTCCAGTTGTCCACCATAGTCTCGTCCATCTCTTCTACAGAGGAGAAGTCTCTTACCAGGGTGCCATTGTCGTCGGTAAACCCAAGTATGTTGGTGTGACCAAAGTGAGTATCTGCTGTTACCCATATGTCTCTCATAGTACAAACCCCACAATAATTATAATGAGTACGAAAACTAGAGGTTCCATTAACCGTACTCTCTCTTCAAAGCTTTCATAGAAACCCACTGGGGATCATACATCCCGTCCTCTACCTCACGCTTAACCATGACACCTTTAGCCCACGCTAGGTTCGATTGCCCTGCCCAAGCTTCATCCGCTCCTTTGTAGCATCCGACGACAGCCGCGACAAGGCCAGGAGAACGGGCACCATCCTTGAAAGCGATATTACGTAGGTGACTATGACCACAAGTTGAAGAAACGTTACGAGAGTTGAGGACGCCATAAGCGTGATGAATACCTGCAACAGCCCTGCCAGAATTACCAGGAGCAAAGTAGTGAGCGTAGTCGATACCATCGTAAGAAAAGATAGAGGGGGCGGAATTTTCATAGGGGTGGTACTCGTCGAAGTACTTGTCTGTTTGAAGATGTCCGAAGGAAATCCCGTACTTTGATCCCTCGAGACGTGGGTCATAGGAGAGAGCCGTTTTGATTCGATGTTCGTGGTTGCCTTCAAACCCGATCCAGGCAGGTTTTCCTTTCCGGTGGTATCTGAACTGGTGCCGGAGTCTTTCTTGGGAGTCGTTGTAGGCATTGATATCTTCCTCATAGTTCTGAGCAACGATAGCTGTGGGCTTCCCTTTGTCGTAGGAGTTGAGACTAGCCATGTCGGCTCCATCCCCTAAGGCGATACACATGTCAGGTTTAAGATCGTAGATAAACTTACCCAACCAATCAAAGCGTTCGTTACTTGCTTCTGGTTTACTGTGGGCACAGCTCCATACTAAAACTGTCTTACTCATAGCGCTCTCCTTTAATACGCCACTCCTCTAAGGACAAGTAGTAGTCCAGAGAGACGATAGCTAGAGGTTTCTTTCTGTCCCCTTGGATAACAAGGAGAGGTTCGTTAGAGCCAGAGGCTTTCTCAGCTTGCTCGTAGGGTTTATAGATTGCGAACTTAGCGTACTTCTTACACTCGATGCTTACTGGCATGTACTTACGAGCAAGGGGTGACAACTGTACGTCCTCACCCCCTTGGCCCATGCCTGTGCTTTTCACATCATCGTCCACAACGCCTTTGTGAGAGAGGAGTTCGATTAGTTTATCCCTCACGAGCTGCTGTAGTTTTCGGCCTTTCGCTTTGGCACTAGAAGTTGTGATAGCCATACCGCTCCCTTTGCTTTTCCATGCTGGTAAGTGTGTACGAAAGATACCTCATGACAGCTTCGTACGCCTCTTGCAATTCTTTCAAACTTTTAACCTTCTTTTTAGGTTCTAGTTCTAAAGCCTCTATGTGGTCTTTTCTACTAAGGTACTCACCAGTACACTCCTCTAAAACAGACCAACTCATTTTTATCTTAAGGTCAAGACTCTTTGTTGTGAACCCGTCTTCGTAGTGTTTCTCAGTGACAAAAAAGGTATCGGTCTCCTCTACTTGACACTCCGTGTACTTCACCAAATATCCTTTAGTTCAGGCACCTGAGGCAGCTTAACCACTGAGGTTAGATGGGAAGGACCACCTGCGTACATAAACGTACGTAGACCAGGGTGGCACTCCTTCTTACGGAAGCAGTAGGTACAGAGGGTTGACAACTTCATGTTAGGTGAAGTCTTTGACTGAGGGATGGGGGCAGCAGAACTAGGGATAGGGGGCATAGGGCCTTTAACCATATCCTTCTTGTGCTGTACTTCTGCTTCCTTGTGAGGTAGACGAGCGGTGAAGTCATGAACATCTAGGCAAAGCTCAAAGCGGTTCTTACGAACAACGAGGAAAGCTGCCTTGTTCTTCTCTGTTACGAGAGGGTCATCTTTACCAGCGTAGGTGTAGGAACTGAGCTGGCTGAGGTAACCAAAGGGATCGTTAGAAACTAGGTCTCCACGTTTGAACTTCTCAAAGGAGAAGTCAGAGGCAGACTTAACGTCCACTGTCCACCCGTCAATCACGCAGTCACGGTGACCCTTGATACCATTCACATAGAGAACGTCTTGTTCTCCTTGTACGTCATGGCCCGCTGCTTTAGCGAGAGCGATAACAAGCGCCTCGAGGAGGTCACCGTAGAAGAAGGTACCTTTGAGTTCAGCCCCAAGCACTTCCTGTTTGTCAGGCTCATTAACCTTAGACCACAGTTGACGCTCACAAGGCTTACCGATACCGGAGAGACTAAGGGTATCCCTTGGCCTCTCCTCTCCAGCAAACCGCTCACTTGCTACCTCTGCGATTGTCTCAGATAGGTACTTAGTGATAGACTCATCCCAACCTCCTTGCCCGTCTACTACTTTCATAATGTCAGGGATAAGATCATGGATGTTAGGCATCTACAGAGACCCCCTCAGTTGCTTCAGAGACTGTGGTCAACCAAGAGACAGGAATGTCACGAGTAGATAGACCCTCTAGCTCATCAGGTGTTAGCATGAAAGAAAGTGTTTGGTTGATCGAGTCGTAGAAAGGAATGTGAGCAGCATCGTTAGCTGCCTCGATATCCTGTAGCACCGTGACAAGACGTAGAGTTACTGTCGTATCTAGGTGCTGCATCATTTCAGCTGCGTATTTTTGTTCAGTACTCATTTGTTTATCCTTCGCCTAAGAGGTAAGAGAGTAGGTCGATAGTTAGGAGAGTAGCGATAAACGATACCCCTAGTCCAAGACCTACCCTAAGAGAGAGTGAGAAAGCTGTTCCAATATCCATTAGTACGGTGCCCTAATTGTGTAAGAGTTAAGGTTACGGATGACATCAAACTCTGACCCGTTAACCATTGTGCGGATAGCAAACTCAGAACCTACCTGTTGGTCAGGGTTCTGGAGTTGTACTTGGAAGACGGCATTCAATGCCGCCCCCATTTCCTGCTGTGGTACGTCTAGAATTACTTTATTCATCTATAGCTCCTGTAGTTGTTCAAGAATCAACATAGCTTCCTTTGATTCACCGAGCATAACCTGATCTCTGGCTTGGTCTCGGGCTTTGCTTAGTTTATCTAACTCCTTATGCCCTTCCTTAGAGACACCTCCTTCCCTCTCAAAACTAGAGAAGTCAAACAGGTTACTGATATTGGAGTTGTAAGGACTGGTGGCTGGTTGGTTCTTCTTACTCTTTAGAGGTGCTTTTCCACTCGCAACTAGGTCGTAACGCTGCTTAGAGGTAATGGTTACCTTTTTCCACCCACACTTCTCATGGACTCCTTCCTTCTTTAGCTTGATTATTGTATCAATCTTACCTAAAGCATACGCTTGCTGCGCTCTTGTCATAGCCATTAGAAAGGCAACTTGACTTCAGTGTCTTCACCGTCAAAGGCTGGAAGCTCTACGTGTTCAATGACTCGTAGCCCTTCCATACGGGAACCTTTGCCCAGCTTAGTATCGTACACTGTGTACGCAACCTCAACAATAGAGCCATTACCAAGCAAGGTACCGTCCCAAGGTTTCTTCTCTGCGTCAACTACCTGTGGTGGACCACCAAATGCAGGAATAGTAGGGTGCATATGCTTCCGTTTGAACTTGATAGACACACCTTCGTCAGTTGTCTTAGGTGTAGTACGTGCGCCTGTTGCTACGAAGGCATCAAGCTCCTCCTTGTCCACAATGAGGTCTACAATGTAGGCACCCCCTGGGCCATGGAAGTCTTCTTTCTGGTCTTTGTTGTGAGCGAATACCTTTGCCCACATTGCTTTGCCTGTGATGTAGTAGATGTGTGCTGACATGTGTTTATCCTTTATGTCCACTATTTCTATATAGTAATAGTAAGTTAGTCTCGAGGTTGTGTCAATAGTTTTCTGGGCAGTAAAATAATAGTTTGTTGTCCTCTATGAAAGAACCAACACAAGTATACTCCTTACCGTTGATAGTAGTCTTATCGTCATTGTGAGATATACTCAGAGACCTAATGTCGCCTAAGTATTCATCATCAGAGTAACCAGCCCTGTAGAAGACATCGACGGGCCAAACAATCATTCTTCGAACCCCTTCTTTAACTCTTCATACTGGGAAGCAGCTTTAATAACGTACTCGTTGTCTGAAAACAGCACTCCTTCAGCCACCCCTACACCGTAGGCATACTCGCCTAGTATCTCCCACAGCTGTTGGGCTGATAGTTCTTTCGGGCATTCACCCATACTCTTTCTCCTTAGTGTGTGTCAAGTGCTTAAGAGGTTATAATCCAGTCAATACCCATATAGTCTACATCGGTACCTACGAGGCTGATCTTATCACCATGAATCTTCTTAAGGGATTCAAACGTAGGTGCAATGTTCATACGCATAGTGTTTGAATGTTTGCTGCAGTTGTAACAGCTACCAGAGCTACCAAAGAAGTAGTAGTGATCCTCATCTTCGTCCACCCTGACAATACCACTGTTCATTCGCCAGCTATCACCTGTGGTGTAGCCTCCTGCCCACCCACCCAGCACCCTATAGTGAGGGTCATCACCTTTAATCTGCACGATAACCCAGTTGTCTGGTCTGTACTCACTCATCTTTATTCTCCTTGTGAATGTATGATATAAGTTTATCCATTGTGTTCTCCTTAGTGTGTGTGTTTCTTTAGGTGTAGGTGTTTGAGCATGTACTCTGACAGCTTTACTATACGTTTTGTATCATCCTTTAGTAAGCCTAAAGCCTGGTTACATTGGTTACACAGTAGACCTCGTAGAGTTCCTGAGTCGTGGCAGTGGTCCAGCACAACAGGTTCAGACCCACAGACCTCGCAGCCTGATCCCTCCTCAACCATCTTTTCAAACTCAGAACGGGTTATACCGTACGTACTCCTGTAGTGATAGTCTTTGCGAGACTCAACTATCCTTTCTTTATTATCGAAGTAGTAGTTTAGTGAGCTACTGTTCCAGCAGACTTTACACTCGTGTCTTCGTCCGTCTCTTGTTCCTGCTTTACTCTTGTAGTAGTTCTCTAAGGGTTGCTCCTTGTTACACTTACGACATACCTTCATAATATCCTCCTGTTTCATGAAAGTAGTTATACCGTAGTTACTGCTGTTTGTCAAGGATTAGTGAGTCCCAAGCCAGTTGTTTGTCCCATCTAAAGGGCTTCCGATCTTAGTCTCCCCTGAGAGAGGACAGAGCAGCCCCAGCTCCTCTCCTGTAACTGCAAGAGCCTTACACTGTAACTCCCCTACGCGCTGGGCTTCCTCGTAAGTACCACATACCTCTGTTTGAAATTCATCGTGTACTACGTTGCTTTGCCTAAAGTTTAAACCTTCTTCGGTACACTATCTATCCCACAACCAGTTAGACCTCTTGATAACGATCGCCTCACCGTTCTGCAAGTACCCCGCAAGCATCAAGTACTCTGAAGGACAGATTACTTTTCTTCCATCCAAACCTTCAAAGTAACCCCTGGCTGCGTCTCGCTTGATAAGTCCAGACTTGAGTTTCCTAAGTCCCGTGGTACGGTCAGTGAAAGTTTCCATCGCTTTCTTTGCCACTGGTACTGAACATCTAAGGATGCGAGCGACTTTTCCTGCTCCTGCACCGAGTAAATAGGCGTAGATATAAGTTTTAGCATCGTCACGAGTAAGGTGGTCAAGTCCGAGTGCTCTGCGGTTAACGTTGTGGATGTCTGTTCCATCCTCCTTATTTCCTTCTGTAATAGCCTTAACGTACTCATCGTTCTTAAGATAGTGAGCAAGGATACGCAGCTGGATAGACTCTGCGTCTGTACCTACCAAGTAGTTACCCTCATCAACTGTAAACATGGCCCTTAGCTTACCATCAAACCTCTCCTTAACAAGGTCAACAGCAGTCACTGCTTCACCGTGGAATGGTGAGGAGATATTAGCTAGGTTAGGTGAGGAGTGAGACATACGATGGGTCCATGCTCCGATGTGCCAGAAGTTTGTACGGATACGTCCGTCACTCTCACACTCCCTGATACGCTCCTCTAAGGGTTTTAGTCTCCCGTTGAGGCACAACCACTCAGCAAGATCACGAGCACCCTGAGGGGCTGAGCTAGGCAGTGTGTCGAGGTTCTCGTCGGTCACTGTCCAGCCGTAGTGTCCGAACTCCTCCTTCTTAGTATCGTACAGCTCTCGAGTAAGTGTCTTCTTACCCCACTTCTCACCTACCGCACCACGTTGAGAGAACTTGTAGTGCGACTTAGACTTCTCAGTAGGGTCCCACCCTGCTTCCCATAGTTTGTCGATACGGTTCTGGTGTGAGCCAGGGTTAAACGATACCCAGTTGAAGCACACCAACTCATCACCGTCTATCTCCGTCTTAGGAAAGTTAAGCATAGCGTTAGCAGTGGTGGAGTAAAGCTCACCGTCAGCTTTTATACGGTACTGGATACGGTGGACCTCCTTAAGTTCAGGTGGGAAGGCACGTTGCATCTCTGCCTCCAGCTCATCAAGCCTGTCCTGTATCTGTGGGAGGACTTCATTGGCAAGCTGAAGGTTAAACTTAAACCCATTGTCATGCATCTTCTTACAGAGCATAGCTGCGTGGTGCTCTGTCTCCATTGACATAGCCCAAGCAGGGTCGTCGATGTACCTCTCGTACTTCTTATAGACCTTTGTGCCTAGGTCTACATCATCCTCACAGTAGGACAACATCTCAGGAGTATACTTCTCCCAGTCGTTGAACACTGTCTTGGGTTGTCCAAGAGAGATACCAATCTCATCCAGCCCATGCCCGTTGTACCCTGTGTAATTAACAAGGCGAGACACAACAAAGGTATCACAGATTTTGAATGGATCAATGACGGTGGACCCGAGTAGTTTGTTTATCACGGGACCATCATAGCTTATACCGTTGTGAAATACCCAGCGGTCAACTGTCTTAGCGTAGTCAATAAAGGTTTCATACCCTGAGGTAACATCCCACGCCTTGTAAGACTTCTCCCCTAGTTCTTTATTGACCACACACCACAGATTGTCTGGGTCTAACCCATCGGTTTCGCAATCCGATATGACTGTAAGCATTTACTCTCCTTTATAAGGCTCAGGCCACAACATCCAAGCGTCAGGCTCTTCATTGTCTGCTAACCCTGACCACTTACCCCTCTCTTCACTCCAAGTAGAAGAGATAACTATTCCACTTACAGAAAGCAAGATGGGTACCTTACTCGTCAATGTCTTAGTGAATGTACTTCCTGTCCTGTAGTGGGTATACTCACGGTCCTCCATCTCTTGACGAGGGGCTTCCTCCATGTTTGTATTCCAGAGCATGCCTTCACTCCTTCATAAGCTTGTACTTAACACCGTCAACCTCGATAAACTTACCCTCACAGGTGTTACCTTGGGTCTTAATCCGGTGTTCTTCTTCGGTGTACTTGACACCCTCGAGATACCACTGCTTAATCCCGTCAGAATACTCAATAGCAGGGCCATCCTCACGATGCCGCTTACCCTCGAGATACCAAGACTTATTCCCGTCAAGGTAGACTTTTACTTTATACTCAATCATTATTACTCTCCTGATTTAATGTAAGTGCCTTGAAGCTTAAGGCCTGACAACCATATACCTCTACACCTAAAAAGATTTCTCACCCAGGGTAAAGCTCGATGGGTCAAACTCAAGCATACCGCCGAACCCTGTTGGACCAACGGGTCTGTTCTTATCGACCACAAGATTAGTAGTGTTGCGGGTGTCATCGTCGGTGGCTAGCTTATCGCGGCTTAGCTTGATAACAACGCTGGCTCGTTTACCAATCATACGACAGTCACGTATTTGCCCATCGTCATTCTCGTGAGCAATGGATACAATGCCAACCCCTAGCTCAGTAGCAAGACGAGACAGCTTAGTAGAAAGCTCGCTTAGCCAACCCTCAATACTCGCATCGTTCTGACGAGAGTATGCTAGGTCTTGGATAGGTTCGAAGAAGACATAGCGACAACCACACACCTCAGCGAAGTATCTGATCTGCTCGAGGATAGACATCGGGTCGTCGTCTACACTTAGAGTAAACTGGTAGAAGTTCTCACGATCAGTAAACTCTTTGATAGCTTGGAGTACTTCATCCTCAGAAGTTCCCTTGTAGCTTGGTAAGTACACAATCTCTTCGTCGCCATTGTCGTTAGTGATTGTCTTAGTATCTTGAAGAGTGACATCCTTATGGAGGAAGTAGGAGGCAAGGCCAAGTAGGCTCCGCTTCTTTGTTTCCTCAAGGTGCATGATCGCAATAGGCACAGTAGGGTGGTTAGCAAGCAGGTTATATTCCACCTTACGCATCAATTCTGTGTTGTGTGTAACAGTGTAAGCATCCCCACAGAGATATAGGTGATCCTCATTATCCACTGTGATACACCTTGAAGGCACAGAGGCTACAGGAGTAATGCTACGAATAGTCTTACGTGTAGCTCGGTACGTCTCACAATTAACAACCTTGTTCTGTTTTCGTTCGTACTTAAAAACCTCCTTGTCAGAGTGGTTGAGGAACCACACAGTGTACGCCATCTTCTTAGGTACACCATATAATTTGGACTGCTTAGCTCGTGACCGACACTTGTAACCAAGGCCCCGCGCTAGGTCAAGAAAGTCTTCGAGGAGTATATTTGAGGATGTGTAGAACTCACAACCACGTCCGGTCACACTGCCGACACTGTCCATCATACCTTGTAATAGCTCTGTACGTTGCTCAATGGATGCACGAAGATACTTCTCAGGGATGTGCTTGTTCTTCAGCAGACCACTGACCCTCAGTTGTTCGTGTGTTAAAGTTGATACTCGATAAGAGATACAGGTCTCGTACTCATTCTTATTAATGACATCAAACATCGCCTCGAACTGCTCGGCATCGTCGTAACCAACAGAGATGTTCGCGCTGTAAGAGTGTCCGTCACCAAGCCACAAACCCAATGTGTAAGGGTCTATAAGATTATCAGCATAAGGTAAGTCGAGCGGCTGACAGATAGGTACAGAGTAAAGAGCCACCCCCTCGCCACGGGTTACCCCCTCAGCTACCATCTCGTCAGTTGTCTTAACCTTGTAAGTGTCGTAAGTGGTATACACTCCCCATTTGTGAGGCCCACCAGCTACCTGGCTTGTACCATCAGAGAAAACTAATTCATAACATGGTACGTTGTTCTGTGTCTCGGTTACGAAGGTTACTTTTGTCCCCTTACCGTCGGCTCCAAACACAGTATCACCCACTCGAAGATCACTCATAGTTGTGAAACCTGTAGGTGTAGGCATAAGGGTCGTGTTCGGTAGTTGCTTGCCTACGCCCTCTGGTGCAGTGAACACAGTGAAGTGTCCTTGCATAAGCCCTAACAAACGGGAGTCAAGGTCAGTGATGCCAGTAGGAATATACATAGACCCCTTGTCATCGCGGATGATCTTCTCAAACTGATCAGTGGTGTTGAACACATTATCAGGGACGTACTTCTGCCTATTGATCCAAGCATACTTGAAGTCTGACCCATGCCCAGCCTGTAGATAAGCTGACGCATCTTTGTGAGTGGACATGTTAACACGGTAGCAGCGACCAGGGAATGCACGTTGTAGAATCTCTGCACTCTTGTTACCTGCTTCGTCGTTATCAGTAGCGATGATGATAGCAGAGAAAGCTTTGATGAAGTTATATGCTTCTTTGTTCTGGAGGACAGACTTCACTGAGCCAGCAGAGGGGAGAGACACGACAGGGAAGGTCTTTCCTAGAAGCTGATAGGCAGCGAGTGTATCCTCCTCACCCTCAGTAATCGTGAGATACTTCGAGCTACCTGCGTTAAACTTATCCATACCAAAGAGATGATCGTTGGTAAACCCATAGTTCTTAGAGAAGTCTTTAGGTAGGATACGTGTCTTGGGTCGATGGGGGTAGGGATATACTCGGGTGACAGGGTCACCACTCTCAGACATACCTGTCTGAACACCGTAGAACTTCTCTACGTCTGCGTCTACCCCTCGCATCGGGTGATCTTTTAGGACTAGGTCTGTTGGCATACGTGTTGGTTCCTTGAGTTGAACTTGCTTCTCTTGGGTAGCGTCCCCATGTGCAGACTCATTACAGGAGTGACAGTAGCCAGCCCCGTTAGCCCATACAGAGTAGCTGCCCCCAGCCCCACACTTGGGACAGGTACGGTGTGTCTTGATAGGGGGTGTGTGTTCTTTCATATCAATCTCCAATCTCGCCGCATATGTAGCACACACTCTGGTGCATCACTCATCTCTTCACTCCTTCATAAGTTTATACTTAACCCCGTCAACCTCGATAACCTTACCCTCACAGGTGTTACCTTGGGTCTTAAGACGGTGTTCTTCTTCGGTATACTCGACACCCTCGAGATACCACTGCTTAGTCCCGCTAGCATACTCAACAGCAGGGCCATCCTCACGATGCAGCTTATCCTTGAGATACCACGCCTTATACCCGCTAGCCAACTCAACAGCAGGGCCATCATTACGATGCAGCTCACCCTCGAGATACCACTCCTTATCCCCGTCAGCCCACTCGGTAGCAGGGCCATCCTCACGATGCCGCTTACCCTCGAGATACCACTGCTTAGTCCCGCTAGCCAACTCAACAGCAGGGCCATCATTACGATGCAGCTCACCCTCGAGATACCACTCCTTATCCCCGTCAGAATACTCAATAGCAGGGCCATCCTCACGATGCCGCTTATCCTCGAGGAACCAATACTTACTCCCGTCAGAGTAGACTTCCACTTTATACTCAATCATTATTACTTCTCCTTTGTGAGAGTGCTGCGCTTGCACCTTTCAGTGTGTGTTTCATATAGGGGTTAAGGCTTGCGATACTCTTATGCCCTGTAACTTGCATGATACCTACCGCGTCAACTCCAGCCTGAACCAACTCCGATATTGCGGTTTTCCTTAGTAACCCTAGGTGTAGATCAGGGTCTAACCCCGCTGCATCCTTAAGGGCATTGAAACTAGTGTTCATCTCTGAACGATTCATGACGTGATACCGTGAACCCCTTGGTGTCTGGTGAGGTACAACGTAGGGCTGGAAGTCCCACGCTTCTTGTTGTTCTAGCAGCATGGTACGTAGTGGTTCTTCAATAGGGAGGTGGACAGTAGTACCACGCTTAGTCTGACGTATGGTGATACAGTTAGTACCAAAGTCTAGCTGCTCCCATGTAAGGCGGGAGATATCAACAGGTCTCTGTGCATACTCATAGCACATATGAGCCAGCAGGGTGATGTTCCTTAGGTCAAAGCCTTGGTACCCTACCTCAAGCAACTTCTCTACCTCTACTTGCGTCCATATGCGGGTGGTAGGCTCATGCTTAAGCTTACGTACCTTAGCCATTGGGTTGTTTACGAGTAACTCAATGCTCACTGCGTAGTTCAACAGTACTGACAAGACACGAGCCTTGGTGTTAGACAAGGACACAGAACCATCGGTGGTCCACTGTGTGTACAAGTCACGGCATAGCTTAGTGTCTACCTCTGTCACCTTGATGTCACCAAAGGTCTTACTGTTTACTGGGGTGGCTAGGCATGACCCTAAGACAGACTCGTATTGTTTCTGTGAGGAGCCAGCCAACTGACGGTAGTAGTCAGTACGTATGTAGTGGTTTAGTAGGTGCACCATCAGGGAGTGAGTACCTATAGTGCCTTCCTTAATGTCTCCGCTACGATACAGGTCTACAAGAGTGATAAGCTTTGGTATCTCAAAACGAGCTATCCGTCCGTCATCAAACACCTGCGACTTAGCAACTCCGGCAGCTACGACATCACGGGGACATACAAACTGCCATCGTTTCTCTCCGTTCACCTTGTACTCTCGCGTGTATTTCATAAAACACCATCAGGTATACACATTCTCTTTCTCCTTACTCCAAGACATAATAGTAACGTACTCTTCTCGACCTGTCAATGACTCGTACGACTCAGTGACAGAGCACTGGTCGTCTAGTGAGGAGTTATCGTGGCAGAACAATACTGCGTCACATAGGTATGTGAAAGCTCTTTCAGTTAGAACCTCATCGGTGTTACCTGAGTTGACTTTAGCTAAATGCTTCATTAGTTTTCTCCTGTTTTCTAAAGAACAAGGTGATGCCTAGTTCCTTTTTACCCTTAACGAGTGTGAACATAGTGGCTATGTACGAACCCATATCCTCACCCTCTAGTGATGAGATGTTCACATGGTTGCCATTGACACCTTCCACGGTGTAGTGTATGCCACAGTTTTCAATAGTATCTCCTACATCAAACATATCTTACTCCTAACTACGTTTTGTGTATGTGCTAGTATACTGCCCTTGGCTTAGGCTTGAGCACTGTTGTGGCTCAAAACCCCGCACCATCTCATAGGACTCTTCGTGAGGGGCATACCGCATAAAGCTACGGGTTGGTAAGGTATACATCCACGCTACTCGTTCAGGTTTTGTAGCGTCCTGCATAACAACAGGTACCTTCTTGCGTTCATGTAGTGCAGTATTGAGGTAGTACCGATCCAAGGCCTGGATACCTTCAAGACTCACATGGAGAAGGCGTCCAGCAAGCTGCTTTTTCTCCCCTGTAAAAGAGAGACCCTTCACCCCTGCCGCCCAGTCAGGGTTGGAAGGCAGCAACAGGTCATGAGGTGTGGATGGTTTGTCTGCTGCGTTACGGAACGGGGTGTACTTATCCTTAGTCAGAACAAGGTAGGTGTCAACCAGAGAGTTGCTCTTTGTAAGAGGACTTGCCTCCTCTTTGTAAGTCTTGATCTCATCCCAGATGAAGACAGGGATACGTCCAGCGTACCGTAGAGCAGGTAGGTCAGGGGTACAGGAGAACCAGACGTCATCATAGAGGCTGGTGCCTACCTCAATACCACTGGGTAAAACGGTAGGGGGTGTGAAGTCTAAGAGTTTACCCATTGTTCTTTTCCTTTACTGTTAGCTTTTCTTCAAGGGACTTAATCCGTTTGTCCTTTATCTTACCTTTTAGAACCATAGTTTTCACCGCTTTATCTGAGGAGTAATGAAGGTACAGAAGTTCCTTGATCAACAGCAAGGCATCTTCCGGTTCATCCTCTACTATAATTTGGAGGGTGTCATCAGACATAAGATGAAGGTCATCAGCATCAGTCAGACCGTACTTAGTGATGAAGGAGGCTATGTTGCAATCAGTAGAGATTATAGCCTCTCCAGGTTTGCTGGGCTGGGTCGTCGTGGTAGTATTGGGACGACCACCAGTACTCGTCGTCCCAATAGTCTTTCCCACAGGGGTGTACCCCTTGCGTTGAGAGTAAGGAACTCGATGCTCTGGATCATGTGAGTATTTATTGCTGAAGTAGGTGCCGTCTGTATCTGTGAAACCACCGTTACCTTCCTCATTCACGACACTGAAGTTACCGTAACCATCCATGAAGGTGAGCACAGACGTAGCTGTCAACTGATCGTCAAGTAACATATCAACAAAAGGATCAGTCAAAATGTCCTGACTGGTATGGCCTTTAGCCATACGTTTCATGAGTGGTCGAACAAAACCACGTACGAAGCGACGGGTATCGGATTCCCAAGCTCCTTCAGTGTCCTTGATGTGAGGAGACCAAGCAGACAGTGTACCGTTGTGGCACATACGCATGTCAACACCATCCTCCCCAAGCTCGAGCACAGGGAAAGGGTGGGCGTTACGAATAACGGTGTCCCCTGCTGTAGTGTAACGAAGGTGAAGCATAAGTTTGTCCGCTTTGAACTCCCCATGTACCATATCATACAGCTCATCTTTGTCTGTTGTCGCACTGCGTGTGGTATAGAGTTGACCACCCATGTCAGGAACAGAGAGGCCCCACCCATCAGGGTTATTGAGGATAGCGGTATCAAACTTCACCTTATCGAGGATAACGTTTGGTTTTCTTAGCATTATTAGGCACATTTGAGAGTCTCCTTAAGGTGGCGAAAAGAGTTCTTGTTCTGCTTACCAAGCCAAGCTGTGAAGTGAGCAGGGAAGTGGTAGTTCAGGCAAGAGTTAGGCATTTGTTCTGTGTACTTTAGCATTGCTTCCACTGTGTCAACAGCGTGAAACACAGAAGAGATAGAAGGTTGGCCACGGAACACACGTACTTCAACTGTTTGACTTGTCTCGTTGCAAGCTGAGTGTCGGTTGATGTTCCGTCCCTCTCTCAACATCCAAGCTGTTGAGCGCCCATTGTACTCCGGTGCTGGTTTAATGTAGTGGTTGCCCTGCACCTTGCGTCCTGCCAACTTTGATGTAAAAGCTAAGACAGTGGGACTCGAACTGTTCCATAGGAGCATGAACTTCTTCTTATGGGTACGTGACAGAGGTGTGAAAGCACCCTTTGAAACATGGATGTGGATGCCGGTAGACTCTGTGTTCATATCAAACACAGACCCCCATGCCACACCTTTGGCTGTCAAGAGAGCCTCCACTTTCTTGAACAAACGAGAGAACTCAAGGCGTAACCGGCGAGGTGACATAGGGTGTGAGACAATTTCATAGCAGTTGTTAAACTCACCTGAAATACTCGCGTCACTCTTTGCAAAGATGAAGGGTTCCTGAAAAGGAGCGACCTCTGTCATCACACGGTAGAGGTCGCTCCAAGGGATACGAGAGTTAACCTCAAGCTCAAGTCCGAAGTAGCACTCAGACTTTTCCTTAGGTAAGGTCATGAACTTATAGTCAGGACGAAAGGTGTAGTTCATAACTCGGGCACCAGCTTGACCGGAGGGCTGCGAGACAGTACGGGCCGAAACAGTAACAGGTGACACCCTCCTCAGAGGCAAGTGAGGGTGGGCACTCACGCAATTATAGTCATAGGTAGGGTTATCCTTCACCACAGGTTCAAATAAGTAGGAAGAAGAACTTTCTTCTAGGGTGATACAGATGATAGGCTGCGCTAGCTCCTCAGTAGATGCAGTCTGAAGGTAAACTAGGTCCTCCAAATCAACACCGTCCGCCTTCAGAGCTTCTTCATTCTCTTTAACGTAGGTAGCAAGAGCACCCCATGTGTTACTAGGAAGAGCAGCTACAAAGGAGAGCTTCTGAAACCAACGTCTTGTAAACGTCAGGGCGCGGATACCTCCAATGAATGTACCGCCAGACGTGTCAACGTCTTGTTGAATAGTGCAGTGGCCTAGGTCTAGTGTTACAATTGTCATTGTCTTCTCCTGTTATACCAGACGCCATGCGTCATCTTGTTTCAGAATCTTGTAGCCTGCTTGCTTATCAAGCCAAACCTTAAAGTCTTTCAGGAAGGGAATACCCCTGCGAGAAGTAACAAAGGAGGTGCAAGCATGAGCAAACTCAATAGCAGGAAGAAGTCGATCTTCTGCCGTATCCCACAGACGGTACTCAATCGTACCAACCTTATTAAAGACATTCGGTCGGACCATTTGCATAATCCTCATAAACTTTAGCTGGTCCTCTGTTGGTTCAGCATTTCCCGCCTCGTCCCACTCGCTAGAGACACCTTGTGTACGGTAACTTGAGTTACCGTTCTCTCGCCCTGAGAACGCAAGGACAAACGCTGCGGAAGACTTTCGGTTCAGCATGTTAGACACACGCTCGTAGTCCCGCTGGACATCATAAGGGATGCCATACCCGTTATTACCAGCAGCCCAGCCTGTAAACCCTGAGTGTACGTGAATACCGCAAGAGTGGTACCCCCCCACATCCGCACCCAAAGCATGATCCTTGAGAGATACTTCTTTCAAAGCAGTAGCAAAGCGTCGAGCAGTAGAGATGTTACCGAAGACAGGGGATGCAAACTCTACACCACCACACTCAATGTGGGTACGGAAACCATGGGTATTAATAAAGTCTTCTGTGTCTCCAGACATATCAACGTATTCTTCACACTCAGAGTAACAACCGCAGTAGTCCTCGTCAGTGTCACAATCACAATAGATTTCTTCTTCACGCTCTTGGATTTCAGCTGGGATTTCCCACTCGAAACCAACAGAGACTTTGTTCTTACGTTTTGTTGCCACACGGGTGAAGCTTCCGCTCCATTCAAGTGTCAAGGCCATGACCATACTCCTTCTTTTAATGAACAGGAGGAGCAATAGTTTGCGTCCTCCCAGTTGGGTTGAATGTACATCCAAGCGCTGTGTCCACTCTTAAAGTTGTAGACAGAGCGCTCATAGTGGGAGGGGTAACCCTCAAGTGAGTCAAGACTGATGAAGGTCTCGACACTATCCACTTCGTATACCTCCCCCATGACAGGGAAGAGTAGCTTCGTATACTCCTTAGGGACAGACTCAGAAGGAAAGGCGTAAGGAAAACCAATGTTACCAAGAGCAAAGAGACCATCGCTGGTTGTCTCGACTATCAGCTTAGAGGTGTCAAGCAAGCGGTTATTACCCCACCCTTCCTTGAGCGTTCCATAGACAAACACTAGAGGGTTAGTATCAAACGCTTTCTTGGCTTGCTTCCTCCGTAACTCCCGCCTCTCGGTAAATTGCTGGGTGAACGTATCCTCTCCACCCTTCGCCTGTTTTGACATCAAGCATCTCCTTGTTTTCTGTGAGTGTGTAGTGAATCGCTTTGGCGATACACTTCTGTCGGTACGTGGTCGATCCATCGGAATTGAATGGTAAGGAGGGGGCAGAGTTAGCCTCGATGAACCAAGCATTGTCAGCATGGTCAACCATCACGTCGATACCTGTAAGGTTAAGCCCTGTGTGAGGGAAGACACGACAAGCAAGGTCAACCACCTTCATAGGCCAGTCACCCCATCGTACGTTATCGAACCGTCCACCTTGAGCTACGTTCCAAGCGACATCAGAAGGGTTGCTCGGTGTCTTCTGAGCCACGTTCACCACTCTCCCGTTCACTACGTACACCCGATACTCCGCTTTCTTCTCGACCAATGGTCTCGCGTAGTGACCATCCATCTGAGAGTCCGTCATCAACCCACGAAGCTGAGAGTAGGACAGTACCGTGAGGTTCCTCCCTTGGCTGTGGTGATCTGGTCGCACCACCCACTGTTGGTCTCCCGTAAGAGCTGGTTCCCCAGACAACTGAGTCTGCCCAGAAAACTGAGTCTGCCCAGTGATCACTGGTAGCAGCCCTGTTTGATCCGCTAGGTTCTCTTGGAGGTGAAGGAGGAACTGGGTCTTGTTGTTCACTCGATGAATGCCCGAGGCCTGATTGATAATAGTGCGCGCCTGCCCAGTAGAAGTGCTGGGAACACTCGCGGTACACCCCCACCGCAGTACTGTAGGGTACTCTAGCATACCCTGCCCAGAAGAGGTCTGCTCTGCGGTCGGGAAGCGGCGGTCGTGCCTCCAGATTCCAGTTGTTACCGACATATCCCCGAGTATACTCGACAATGCCTTGCAGGTCGAGAGGCCGAGACCCCGTCGTCGTATTATGATCAGGTCCATTTGGAGGGTTCCTTCCGTCTACTTTGCGCATGAATTGATTGAAGTTCATTACGATACTCCTGCTATGTGTGTTCTGCAAGTAAGTACTCAAGGTACCTAACATCCAAGTCCGTAAGATACTCTGGGCCGTTGTCACAAAGCCGACTCCAGTGATCAAAACCTTGAGGTGTAGAAGACCATGAGAAGGCGAGGTCAATGGAACCCTCTCTATACGATATCAAACTCTCTAAGATTTCTTGTGTGGGGGCGCTGCCGTTGTAATAGTACTCACCCCAGTCAGCTTCTAAAGGGAGAGGTTCTAACCCGTCCTGCTTACGAAGGAAGTTCGTGATACCTAGTGGTTTACTTGGCATACTCTTGTATCCAACCATCTCCTCACTCCTTCATAAGCTTATACTTTACACCGTCAACCTCGATAACCTTACCTTCACAGGAGTTACCTTGGGTCTTAATCCGGTGTTCTTCTTGGGTGTACTTGACACCCTCGAGATACCAAGACTTATCCCCGTCAGAATACTCAATAGCAGGGCCATCCTCACGATGCAGCTCACCCTCGAGATACCAAGACTTATCCCCGTCAGCCCACTCGATAGCAGGGCCATCCTCACGATGCAGCTCACCCTCAAGGTACCAAGACTTACCCCCGTCAGCCCACTCGATAGCAGGGCCATCCTCACGATGCAGCTCACCCTTAAGGTACCAAGACTTACCCCCGTCAGCATAGCATTTTACTGTATACTCAATCATTACTCTATTCCTCTTTTGTCCATGTGTAGATAATATCCCCAACAGCTACGAAGTAGGTTCCTAAGCCGTTGCCCCGTGTCTCAGCATCCCAATAGCAGTCAGTGCTGACTCCATAAACTTTCTCCTTGACTTGTCATCTCTTTAGTGTATTTTATTATACCCTTAGTATACTAAGAGTATGAAGAGTTTAGAGAAGTATAAGAGAGTATAAAACTTAGAGTATAAAACTTAGAGTATAAACTCAGAGTTTATACCCTAGGTTACTGCTCTGTGGTGAAGAACTTCCTTGTCTCCTCCACATACGTCCACCCTTCTCGAGACATAGCGTCCCCGTAGGTAACCTCAACCATACGGCCAACAGAGACTTGCTCACCGTCAGAATACTCAAGCACACAGGGTTGCCGGGTGTCCCCAGGCACCCTGAGTATACAAACTTGATGCTTGACACACTGGTGAGGCTGTACGTGGCTCTCATAGTCCTTTGCGAGCATCATGTAAGATGTCTCAAGTTCTCCTTCCCACATACCGATGCACTGCTGCACACTTGAGACCTTACCCACAGCGTGGAGGTTATCAATATAGCGAAGAAACTTCTTGCGAGTATGCAAGTCTTTACCGTTGTCAATACTGAAGATGACTCGTTGTAACATCTCTTCACTCCTTCATAAGCCTATACTTAACACCATCAACCTCGATAACCTTACCTTCACAGGCGTTACCTTGGGTCTTAATCCGGTGTTCTTCTTGGGTGTACTCGACACCCTCGAGACACCACTCATTATACCCGTCAGCCCACTCAATAGCAGGGCCATCCTCACGATGCAGCTCACCCTCGAGATACCAAGACTTATCCCCGTCAGAATACTCAATAGCAGGGCCATCCTCACGATGCAGCTCACCCTCG